ATTTAAGTACACTTCAGCAGATGTAGGTGTGAATAATTGTGTTTATGCCATGCGATTGATAGTACAGCAATAATTTAGTCCTGGTAAACCCATGACACGTTACAATAACTTTGATATAATTCGCCAGATGGAAAATGAGATGCAGAAAGGAGACTTAGTAAGGTTCAGCGTAGATTGGCATGTTTTGCAAAAACGTCTTAGAGGTCGTAGTTGGTATAGTGGTTTTTACATATACAAAATTATTACACTTGGTCGTAAGTGGGCAACCCTACGTATGAATTGTAACAATTCTTTAAAGCGAATGCCGATTAAAGTTTGGGAAGACATTGCTAAAGATAATGATCTTGCCAAGATTGTAGATGGTAAACCTATTTACATAAACAGATAGAGGGAAGCATGTTTAATAAATCACTAACTTTAAATGATAGTCAAATGAGGATTCTTAATACAGAAGCTTACACCGAATGCTACACTTTGAAAATACCTTTTCAAGTGGAACATGAAGATGCTGATGCTATGTTTGTAGTCTCATTTCCTAGTGAAAATGCGTACAATGATTTTATGGCTTATATTTATAAGCCTTATCTTACATTGTAACAGGAGATATAGTATTGATAGGACACCTCATACCCTCCAAAAATCAAGCTATGCCATTCATTTTGGCTCTAGTTTGGGAGTCTAGAATCTCAATAAAACTCCCAAGTTTTTTAATAAATATGGAGAAAACATATGCCTTTAGTAAAAGGAAAAAGCATGTGGTCTTTTATTACCACACCTAGCCACAAGTTTCCACCCCCAACATACCAAATTACTTTGTTGGTTGACGATGAAACTGCTGATGAGTTTAGTAAGCAAGGTTTTAAAGTCAAAGATACCGATGATGGTAAAGCTTTGTTCATAAAGAGATGGGCAACCAGGAAAGATGGCACTCCAAATCCTGTTCCTAAACTAATTGATGCCGACAAAGAGCCACTAAATGTGGCTATTGGTAATGGCTCAGATGTAGTTGTTCAGTACAGAACTTGGGAAGTTACTAATGAATTTGGTTTTCATAAAGGTTTAGAACTGCAAGCAGTACAAGTACTTAATTTAATTGAGTACAATCCAACTACTGCTGATGGCGAAGAACTTGGATTGGATTCAACTAACGATTCTGAATTGGAGTTTTAAAATGGCAAAGAAAGAAGTAGAAGAAGTAGTAGAGCAAAGACCCTACATAACTATTGATGATGTGCAAATATCTGTAGATGAATTGCCTGAAGAAGCAAGAGGAATCTTTGGTAGGTTGCAACGATTGAATCAGAAGAAAGCTAATATTGTTTTAGACTTGGAAGAAATCCAAGCAGGTATTAACTTCTTTTCAAATAGAATTGTAGCTATTGTTAATGAAGCTAAAGAACCTATCCCTGTAAATGGGGAAGATGAATCTGCTCTTGAGTCTGACGAAGATTCAGAGTAGATGTGTGTGCCGAGAAGGTAAAACTTCTCTTGTCGAAACGAGGGGGTAGAGTAATCTGCCCTCTCACAACGGAGGTTCTATGCCATCAAACGGAGTAGCTAAAACACATCAATCATGTCCTGTTTGTGGACATCATAAATGCGTATCTGTTTTTAAGAGTGGCTCGGCTTGGTGTCATAGTCACTCCAAGACCATTTCTGATTACAAGAAAGCTTGTGAAGAAGCTGATATATTTATGGAAGAACAACCAATAGAAACCCAAAAGAATTACACTAACATAGAGTCTGCCGAGTATGGAGCTTTAGCGGATAGGAAAATATCAGAGGAAGTTGCTCGTAAGTATGGAGTGCAAGTTATTTATGGTACAGATGGTAAAGTAGCACAACATCTTTATCCTTATTTTGGAGAGGGTAATTTTACAGCTACTAAAATTCGCTACATTAAGGATAAACGATTTTCCTGGTCAGGTTCACATACGGAATCAGGTTTGTTTGGCGAAAACTTATTCAAGTCAGGAAAATATTTAACGATTACTGAGGGCGAATTAGATGCCATGTCTGCCTATGAGTTGATGGGAGGTAAAGGAGCAGTCGTTTCCATTAAAGGTGGGGCAGGTAATGCTGTTGGCGATGTAAAGAATAGCTTGGAATTTATAGAAAATTTTGACACTGTTGTTATTTGTTTTGATCAAGATAAAGTAGGTAAGGATGCTTCTAAAAAAGTAGCTAGGATATTAAAACCAGGAACAGCTAAGATAATGACCTTACCTAATGGTTTCAATGATCCTAACGACATGCTTAAAGCAAATGAACATCAAAAATTTAACTATGCTTTTTGGGATGCTAAAGTTTATACTCCTAGTGGGGTTTTAAATGTTTCAGAGAGTAGGGAGAAGTTTCATAATAGGAAAATTAAAGAAAGTATTCCTTATCCTTGGGAAGGTTTGAATGATAAACTTTATGGATTAAGACAAGGAGAACTTGTTACCCTTACAGGAGGCACAGGACTTGGTAAGTCTTCCGTAACTCGTGAATTAGAGCATCACTTAATAACACACACGAAGGATAACGTAGGAGTGATAGCTCTTGAAGAGGATTGGCGAAGGACAGTTGATGGTATTCTATCTATTGAAGCCAATGCGAGACTGTACATAGACCAAGAAAGGGAAAAGTTAAGCCGAGAAGAACTAGATAAATTATTTGATATACTGTATGACGGAAACAATAAGAACAGGGTGTGGATTCATGCTCACTTTGGTACGAATAGTATTGACGAGATATTTTCTAAACTTCGTTTTATGATTATAGGGTGTGATTGCAAATGGGTAGTGGTAGATCATCTACACATGTTGGTGTCTGCTGTGCATATAGGAGATGAACGTAGAGCCATTGATGATATTATGACTAGACTTAGGAGTATCGTTGAGGAAACAGGAGCAGGACTAATCCTGGTATCTCATTTGAGAAGGGTTGATGGCAACAGAGGACATGAACAAGGAATCGAAGTGTCTTTAAGTCATTTAAGGGGCAGTCATTCGATTGCTCAAATAAGTGATTGTGTCATTGCATTGGAGAGAAATCCCCAAGCCGATGATCCTAATGAAGCGAACACTACTTATTTGCGTGTGCTTAAATCTAGATACACAGGAGATATTGGGTTGGCTTCGTCTTTATTTTATAATCATCAAACAGGTAGATTGAGTGAATCGGAAAAGGAAACTTTTGAATTTAACGGAGGACAACATAATGAACTTAATCTTTGATGTCGAAACAGACGATCTTAAAGCTACAAAGATACATTGTATCGTGGCACAAGATGAAGAAACTATGGAGATTTTTAAATTCCCTCCTGAAAAATTACAGGAAGCTTATGAATTGTTAGAGTCTGCCGATAAATTAATTGGTCATAACATCATTGGTTTTGATATACCTATAGTAGAGAAATTTGGTAAGGTTAAACTAGCTCACAAACCTGTAATAGATACTTTAGTCCTGTCTCGCTTGTTCAATCCTGTGCGTGAAGGCGGTCATAGTTTACAAGCTTGGGGTTATCGGTTAAAGATGCCTAAGATAGAATTTGAAGACTATCAAACTTACAGTAAAAAGATGTTGGATTACTGTGTGAGAGATGTGCAACTGAATACATTGGTACTTAGAGAACTTCGTAAGGAGAGTAAAGGTTTTTCTAAGGAGAGTTTGGACTTAGAACAAGCCGTAGCGAGAGTGATGAAACAACAGGAATCAGATGGTTTTGAATTTGATACCAGGAAAGCTCAAATACTTTTAGCTAAACTCAGGGAGAAGATGCAAGCTACGGAAGACAAAGTACATGAAGTATTCAAACCTAAGAAGGTTGACATAAAAGAAGTAACTCCTCGTTTAAAGAAAGATGGTACATTGTCCAAGCAAGGCTTGACCGATGAAGAGTATGAACAAAGACTACCAACAAATTGTACAAGAACTTTTATGCGTAGAAAAATACAAGAATTTAATCTTGGTTCTCGCAAACAGATAGGCGAATACTTAATAGAATTTGGGTGGAAGCCGAAGAAGTTTACTCCAACAGGGCAACCTATTGTAGATGAAACTACTTTGGCAAACATAAAAAAGATTCCTGAAGCAAGTCTTATTGCTAAGTATTTATTGTATCAGAAACGTATTGCTCAGATAGATTCTTGGGTAGAAGCTCAAGAAGAAGACAACAGAGTGCATGGTTTTGTCATACCTAATGGAGCCATCACAGGTAGAATGGCACATCGCAGTCCTAACATGGCTCAAGTGCCGAACATAAAGAGTCCTTATGGTAAGGAGTGCCGAGAGTGTTGGATTGTCAGGGAAGGATATAAATTAGTAGGAATAGACGCAAGTAGTCTTGAGTTAAGGATACTTGCACATTACATGAAAGACGAGGAGTTTACACATGAAATTACCAACGGAGACATACACAGCTTTAATCAAAAACTTGCAGGACTTGAATCAAGAGATCAGGCGAAGACATTCATCTATGCACTCATATACGGAGCAGGAGATAAAAAACTTGGAAGTGTGGTTGGAGGAAATCAAAAAGATGGCGAAAGACTTAGACAACATTTCTTTGATAATAAACCAACATTTAAGGCTCTCAGAAATAGAGTTACAAAATCATCTACCAAAAAATACCTCAAAGGATTAGATGGTCGTAAGTTATTTGTGCGTCACCCTCATGCAGCATTGAATACTTTACTGCAAGGAGGAGGAGCTATCGTTATGAAACGAGGTTTGGTCATGTTGGATTCATTAATAAACTTGCAAACTTTAGACGCAAAATTTGTAGCTAACATTCACGATGAATGGCAGATGGAGGTTAGGGAAGACATAGCAGATTTCGTAGGTAGGCTTGCCGTTGATTGTATACAGACGGCAGGTAATTATTATAAACTTGGCTGTCCGATGGATGGCGAATATACTATAGGAGATAACTGGAGTGAAACACATTAGTAAAAATTGCAATCATTGTGGTATTGAATTAGTACTTAACACTAATTATAGTGATTACAGATATAGCCAAAGAGATTATAGTTGTAAAACATGTTATTTAAAAATCACTAAAGAATACAACAAACTAAATAACAAAATACAAAATGCTTTAAATATGTATGTGAATGGTAAATATGTATCGAGAAAGCATCCTCTGTACAAAGCAGGAAGATACAAAACTTTTGAAGGTGCAGCCTTTGCTTCTTTAGAAGGTTACGCTAACACAACAGAAGGATATGTTTACATTATTAATAATCCATGTTGGGATGGTTGGGTAAAGGTTGGTATGGCAATAGATGCTGAAGATAGGTGCAAACAATATCAAACAAGTAGTCCTTTTAGAGATTATAAATTGTGTTACCTTAAATATTTTGAAGATAGAAAAATTGCAGAACAGTCAGCACATAAAGAACTTAAAAAAATTACAGACACCTATAACGGAGAATGGTTTCAAACATCTGTAAAGGAAGCTAAGAAAACTATAGAGGCACTATGAAAAAGAAAACATTAGATACATTAGTTGAAGACATTTATACTAAGCTCTCTGTATTAGGAGAAGGGAAACAATTAGATGTATCTGAGAAAGATTTAGATGAACTTGGCGAGTCTATTAAGACTGCGTTAAAGCATTGGGCCTTACCTGAACCGAGAAACACCGAAGAAACCCTACGCATATCTAATATAGGCAGACCTACAAGGCAACTATGGTATGACTTTAACTCAGAAGTGAGCAAGTCCACCATACCACCTGCCACCTTTATCAAGTTTCTTTACGGACATATATTGGAGGAGGTTGTGTTGTTCCTGGTACGTTTAGCAGGACACACAGTAGCTGATGAACAAAGAAAGGTATCAGTTAGTGGAGTCAAAGGACATATGGATTGTACTATAGACGGAGAAGTGGTTGATGTTAAGACTGCATCAGGATATGCTTTTAAAAAATTCCGAGATGGCACATTAGCAGAGCAAGACGCTTTTGGTTATATGTCGCAACTCGCAGGATATGAAGAAGCTATGGGTACGGATGGTGGTGGGTTCCTTGCCCTTAATAAAGAAACAGGAGAACTTGCACTTTTTAGACCTGAAGACCTTGACAAACCTAATATCAAGACTAAAATAAGTAAAGTGAAGAAGGCATTAAAATCTTCTGAACCCCCTCAAAAATGCTATGATCCTGTTCCTGATGGTGTCTCAGGTAATATGAAGTTACCTCGTGAATGTTTTTACTGTAGGCATAAATATGAGTGCCATAAAGATACAAATAGTGGTAAGGGTTTGCGTGTTTTTGATTATGCTAAAGGTCTAGCATATTTTACAACTGTTGTAAAAGAACCTAAAGTAAAGGAGATTACTAATGAATGGAAGAAAAGCCAAGAAAATAAGAAGACACTCAAATCAACTAGTGCTTGAGTGGTTAAAGACTATGTTGACAGATGAAGAAGCTAAAAAACTTAACCCTAAGAACATGGATAAGTACATGCCAGAGCAAACTCACTTCTTTGCTAATCGCAGTATTCATCTATCTGCTTATACTCCTCGTTGGTTTCAACAAAGAATTAAA